CCGACCGTCGGTTGGTAATGCGATTTTAGTTAATCAGGCCAAGAGCGCGTCGCGCTTGATCCTGCCTCCGAGGGGATAGGAATTTATACATAGTCATCAAAAACCCGCGTGCCCTTGCACCAGTGATGTACCACTCGCCACAAAGTCGCGGATACTCCTTGCCGTCAATGCGGCTCTTACTTGCATGAGGATCACGTTGTCGAACGGAACCACCGAACAGATCCCGCAGCTTTTGAGGAAGCCACAGATCCTTTTGCGAAACGGAAGCGTGCGTGGTTCCTTTACTAAGCTGGCAGCTTCCTTCTCCTTCATATATTCCAGCTGCCCAAGCAATTTCCAGATTCGTCGGATGAAGCGTGGCCTTCGATGCAGGCAAAACCGTACCCAAGCAACTACCGGCAGTAAAGCGACCATCTGGTCCTTTGATGATTCCCTCGCGTGCCATACTAGCTTACGGGTTTATCCCCGCCTTCGTCCACGCATCCAGAATCTGGCGCGTTTCATCTTGTCGGTTCTTTGCAACCTGCGCAAAGCGAGGCTGCGGAGAGGCTTGCTGTGCCAAGCCGTCGAGAGTCTTGTTGTGCTCTTTCTGAAGCTGTTCAGCCACACGAGCCGTCACTTTGGCCTCGATGTCGGCCTCCTGCGCACCCGGATTGAGCATCTGCTTGATCGCCATCTGAATGAACTCTTCGGGCGGCTTAGTGGCCATTGCGGCCGCTTGCTCAAGCGCCTCTTTGATATTCACCTTTCCGCCGCTGGCAAGAGCTTCTTGCAGAGCCGTAAACATCAGGCTCTGTTCACGAGACTGCGTTTGACGCATCTGGTTGATCTGATTGCCATAGCCTTCGGCCAGCTTCGCAACTTCGGCCCTTACCGCAGTAAGAACGGCCTGCTGATTGTAGGCCGCGAGCTTGGCTGACTGTTCGGCCGGAGGCAGGAACTCCCAGCCTTGGTCTTGCCAAGGCGCCTGAGCGCCGTCTGCGACAGCGGCTTGCTGAGCAGCCTGCTGCTGAGCTTGCTTGGGAGTAAGCTCACCTCGCTGGATTTTGGCATAAGTATCACGAGCCCACGCGATGGCTTCGCTAACGTCCTTGGGGGAGCCGAGCTTTTCGTACTCATTAACAGTACCGAGCTTCTTTCCTTGCTCACCAAACTTGCCTTCCAGCTCGACATACGACTTGATTACGTCTTCGAGCTTGGCATCCTTGAACTTCTCGGGCACCGCAGAGCTGCCGGCTGCGGGTTGTCCAGCGGGAGCTGGGCTCGCGGGGGTCGGAGTTGCGGCTGGTGTACCGGAAGTGGATTGAATCGTAACGGGATCGGGCATGACGGTTATCCTCTATGGGGCCGGAGAGTCAGAGATTGTCGCCCGTGGCGGTCTCCTACGGAGTTAAGAATGCTGAATTACCGAGACTTTCGGCCGCTAGTCGTCCGCTGCTTCTGGCCACGAAACGGTTTGACCCGTGCGAGGCCGCGAGGCTTGTGCGAGAGGCTGCCCATCTCGGAGTAGACCGGGCTGCGAATGTCACTTCCGCCGCCGCTTTTGATATTCGATTTCGCCATAAAACTCCTTTATGTGAGTAGGGGGAGGTTGCCCTCCCCCGATGTGTTTAGACTAGCTTACGCTAGCCAAGGGTTACATCTTCCGCCCTTTATGCTTTCGGCCGTGCTTACGGCCTTTCTTGGAGCGCCGACCGCGCTTCAGTTCGTAACGAGCCATGAGGTGTCTCCTTTTACGCTCCATCCCAACCGTTCACCGAATCGGACACCACGAGGCGCTACCGGGCTTCGGTTCGGACAGGAGCAAGTTTTGTAGCTTCGTTGATCATGGGCTGGCTAGCCTGCTACAGTTTCAGTATAGCAAGCGGAACGATGTTCTGAAAGGGGGAGTAGAACGATAGTCTATTACTGCATCTGCTGCTGCTGCGGAGGCTGACCGCCGCCCATCAGCATCTGGAGGAGCTTCATCAGCATCTGAGGGTCAGCTCCGCCGGGCTTAGCGCCCATTTGCGGCCCTGCGCCACCCGGGGCACCACTGACCATAGGCGGGGCTCCGCCGGGGGCTCCTTGGGGCGTTTGCGGCCCAGCAGGAGGCATTCCCGGGCGACTTGGTTGCTGCCCGGGAGGCATACCGCTGGCCTTGTGATGCGTCTGTCCGCCGCCACCGAGAGTCTTCATGAGGCCGGTCAGGCTGCTGGAGAACTCCTTGAGGCCGGCTCCAGCGAGCATAGACATGATCATTTGCAGCAGCGGAGCGCCACTTTCGGGCGTAGAGGGCTTCTTGGCGAGCTGCGAGAGAGCGGGATTTCCGCCCTGCGGAGGCATCTGAGACGGCATACCGCCCATTCCGGGCATTCCTTGGCTCATATCGTTAGTATACCAAATAGAACGAGGTTACGAAACTACTTCTTACCCCCGCCCGACTTGCCTTTCTTGGGCGGCTCGGGAGGCGGCAGGCCCATCGTGGCCGCTTCTTGCAGCTCCGTTGCGGCTTCCTTCACCAGCTCCTTGGGATTGTCAAAGCCGGCTTCTTCCAGCACCATGCTGCCCGGAATGAGGTGTTTTTCGGCCAGCTGCTCCAGCAGCATCGCCCGCTGAATACGCGTGGAAGCAAGGCTACTAAAGGGGATGATCTTGAAGCGGAACAGCTTCCAAGCGTTGCGAACGTGCTCAAGGATGTCCTCTTCGGTCAGCTTGGGCTCGACATAGGCCTTCTCGATGGAGAGGCCGTCCTTTTCCATACGGCGTTTGGTTTCGGCCTTCGCCTCTTCTTCGACCTCGTGTTGCGCCTGCTGCACAATTTGGTTGCGGAGTTCTTCTTTGTTGAACTCGAACTCCTTGACGGTGTCGTTGTCTACGTAGGTATAGATGCGGTCGTCGGTACAGAATTGGAAGACGCGGCTAACGAGCTTCTGACCGCAGCGTTCAAGGAAGGCTTCCAAGCGCCGGGCCTGCGCCCGCACGAGCACCTGCGCCATCTGCTGCAAGCCTTCGAGCTGGGGCTGGCTGCGCACTTCGACACGGCCCTTGCCCTGCATTGCGCCGTCTTGAAGGCCAGTCTCCATCTCGACAATGCTCTGGCACATCTTCATGAACTCAAGGCTGATAGCCGTGGGCGCTGTCGGAGCGATGCGCTCTACCGTTCGGCCGGCTGCTTTCTCAAGGACGATCTCCTCAAGCTCCTTGAGGTCGGTGATGTCTTCGGGACGCAGCGCATTGGCGTCAGCGATAATGAAGGGTACGTTTTTGATGAGAGTTTTGACGAGCGAGTGCCCGAGACGGTTGAATGCTTCATTGGTCTTCTTGAGCGCGGTTATCTCGGCGTGGCCCCACGGATGATCCGGGTCAGGTTCGTTGTCGAACATCTCGTATGGCCACAGACCGTCGAAGAAAGGGTTCTGCTGACCGTAAGGGCCGTCGCTGTCGGTATCGGGGTTCAGGATGGTGCCATCGCCTGCGCGCAGCAGCATCCTGCCGCCCGGGAACTTCAGATTGTCCTTAACCATCTGCGGGTCAGCCAGCCAGTATTGGCGCAGGTAGACACGCGGGATGGCCGAGGTCTTGCTCTGATCGGCTTTGTTGAAGAACTTGCTTAAGACGCGCTGCGACCAGTTCAGCTTGTGCTGCTCGTTGCCGTTGAGCTGCGAAACGCTGTCAGGCTGGACGTTCTTGCTGGTCTTGGGATAGCGCTGCCGCACCCACGAGAGCGGGACGACACTTTCCTCAATGATGTACTGAGCTTTGTCTAGGTCGTAGGCTTTGACGACAGCCGGGTCTATCTTGATAAGCCGAGGGTCTGTTGGCAGGACAATGATGCCACCGTCACCGAAATCCGCCCAGCGGTCATAGGTAAGCTTGAACAGGCCGTTGCCGAAGGACGCTACGTAGTAAGCTAGCGCCTCCAACGACATGGCGATGGACTGCTCATCCCAGACGGCTCGGATGGTTTTCTTGAGCGTGTCGGCTGTAGGCTTGAGGCCGCTACGACGCGGTCGCACGTCAAGGATGGGCTTGCTCTCGACTAAAAGGCTGGACTTGCGCCGAATGGCCGGCGAGATGATGTTGGCCGAGAACATGGGCGTGGTGCTCTTGTCCGGCCAAATGTCGCTGCGGATGATCTTGACATTGGTGTCCCACGCTTGACCGCCCCACTGGTCACGCCAAGTCTTGCCTTCTTCGTCAAGTCTGTCCAGCAGACCGGAGAGGGTCTCCGGGTTGGACATATCGGAGTCGAGAGGTTCGCGCTCGGTAGCCACAGGTTATCCTCGTGCTTTGTAGAAAGTGGCCGCACAGATGTTACCGCACAGCGCCTGTCCCGGGTAAGCCGGGTCGAACTTGTTCTTGCAAATAGGGCACACGACGCCCTCTGCCGGAGGCGGAGTGAAGCCCGGCTCAAAGAACGGATGCCGAGGGATGACGGTGTGCCGGCCGGCCTCTAGCTGGTCGGCAATGTACGCACCAGCCGTCTGAAGGTCGTCGTAGTGGAACTCATCCTTGGTAATCTGGATACGTTCAGCAAAGGTCGGGTCGAGGCTGCCGACGTACTCAAGCAAGATTGTAGCAGCTTTCAGTGCTTTATTTCTGTCCATTAAAAGTCCCATCCTCTCAGAGAGTTCTTTACCTTATCAACCGTACTTCTCATCTTACCAGCTTCGTCGTCGTCCCGAAACGCCGGGCCACCGCGAGCCATTTCCTCTTCGATAAGCTGCTTGCGGGGCTTGGTGGTGTCAATGCGAGCGGCGTGCAGAAGGCCGGAGGACTCGTCATCGCCGATTATGAGACTAATCATTGTGGCCATCGTGGCGTCGTCCCAGCCCGGGCCGCTGGCGTCAGCGCGGTACTGGTCGTACTCAGGCGTGGCTCCGGGCACCCGAACGAAGTGCCGCATCTCGTTCCACAAGACGTGGGAGTGAATGAGAACGCGGTCCTTGATGACCCAGTCCCGGGAGCGGTCGATCATGAAGACTTTGCTATCCCGCTGCGTCTTCCAGCCACTGTAGGTACTGAGCGTCGGGAATGCGCGCTCACGATGCCGCCAGATGTAGAGGTACGAGTAGCCCATGCGCTGAAGCTCGGCATTAACGGTGAAGCCGGTTGAGGCCATCTCGACGCCTATCTGGGCTTGGTTGTAGTACATACCCAGCCAGTAAAGCATCTGTGCGAGGTCTATGCCGCCAACGAGGTAGTGCAGCTCAGCCATCTGCTCATGCGTCTCGCGGTCAAAGACTTCAGCTACTGACCAGTCGCCGTCCTCTACGCCGACGCTGGTGTCAGCTCCGATGTCGTACTTGTGATTGCGCTCAGGCTCTTTCCAGATAGCGCAGTAGTTCTCGTTAGCTGAGAGGTGCTGCATGGTGGTGGTGTTGAGCTTGCCGCCTGTGATGACGACGAAGCGCTCGGGATTGGTCAGATGCTGCCGGGCACGCATCATGGCGTCTTGCGGAAAGACCTCAAGGTCTACGTTGATCCATGCGTCGTCATAGACGGTTGGGTATTCCTGCTTGAAGATGTTCTCGCCGTCTTCCCGGCCGGAGATGATCATGCGCCGCCACTTGAACTGCTCGGGCGTAATGACCCACGGCGGGACACCGTCGTCAGGCTGGCCGTCGGCCGCAATCTTGGCGATGCGCTTCTCCTCTGGTGTCGTCTTGAATTTCTCTCCTTTGTCTAGCGGAATGCGGTCAGCGTAAGTGACGTACCACGGAACGAAGCAGAACCGCCACTCGGTCTTCTTTGAGCGAGCGCGCTCACAACAGCTGCGGAAGTAGTCTCCACCAATGTAGGCGGTAGATTCGTTGATGCACCACGTCCCGGGCACGAGATGGAGGCCGGGGAAGAGCGATGACTCTAGCAGGTTGCTAAAGCTCACGTCGAATTTGGCCGCTTCGGTCATGTGAATGAAGTGCTGCGTAGTGCCAGTGCCGACCTTGAGGTTCTTGGCGTGGCTGAAGGTCATCTTGGAATTAAGGCCGGGAAAGGAGCTGCGCGTGCGCGGGTCGGGATTCTCGAACTTCAGAATGGAAAGGTTGTCGTACCGCCGCATGGGCTTGACCACTTCGCCGATGCGGTCGTAGAATAGCTTGCATTTCTCGAAGATGCTGGCGGCAGTGTCGCCGTCGTGAGCGAGTTCGAGCGTGCTGACGCCTTGGTTCAGAGAGGCGAGATGGAAGGCTCGGCCAGCGGTGTAGGTACTGCCGCCCATCTGACGGCGCTTGATGAGCACCACTCGCACCCAACCTGTCTCCCGGCGCTGCTTCTCGACGAGGTTGTGCAGGAGTTCCTGACCGGCGGTGAGAGGGAAGAAGTTGATTATCTGCCCCGGGCCGGTGCCGGTGATAAAGAGCTGCTCCTTGGCAAAGCGAACAAAGTCACGCCGGTACAGCTCCTTTAAGGCATCAGCGTAGAGCCCTTGGCGGTCGATGTCAGGCAAGAGGCTCGTCCTTCCAAGCTTTCAGGCTGTTCGGAATGTTGAACTTAGCGTACCGGCCAGCCTCGTTCGGATCTATCATGCGCTCTATCTCCTTCTTGGAGACAGGCACGGTGGGCCGGCTGGCGGAGGGGTTGAGAGACAAGCGAGCAATCACGCTCAGCGTATGTATATCTTGAGAGATTCTCAGCAGCACTCCAGCAGAAAAGCTGCCGACGCACATAATGATCAGGTTCTCAATCCCCTGCGGGCTTATCAACGAGTCCATGCAGCTCCTCATCGCTTAAGTGCTTTAGCGGTATTTCGTCCCGCAGCTTGTTGATAATGTTCACGTCAGCCTTGGACTTGCCGACTTTGGTCATGCGAAGCAGGTCTACCAGCGTCGCCCGGGCCAAGTCCCACATGCCAGCTGAGGCGGCAGCGTCCACGATGGCCTCCAGCATGACAGCATACTTGCCGGAGCGAGTGTCGAGATACTGCTCGACGGGCGTAGCCGGTGTGTCGTACTGATCCAGCGCACGAAGGATGGCCACGATCTCCCCACCCATCCTCCGGCCCTTGGCCGACGGACGGTGAGGCTTCTCGACCTGCTCTACCTCGCGGTAGTCTTCTACCGGCTTAAGGGTGATTTCCAAGGACGTAGAAGCTCCCAAGAGTGCTGGCCGACGACTGACCACACGGCGTCAGCATTGAGTTACACTGACTGCTGCACCCCAGCAGCGTCAACAGGGCCAACAAAGGGAAAAGCTTCATCCCGTACCTCCACCAGCCATCTAGCCCACTCCTGTCGGAGACTTGGGGCGGTTATCGACATCATGCTGGCCAGTCCGTCTAAGGCTTCGTTGGAGGGTTTGAATGCACCATGTTCCCACGCTAGCACGGTGCGTTCTGAAACCTCCAAGCGATGGGCTACGTCCAGCGCTCTGAGCTTTTGATTTCTTCGCCATTGTCGTAGAGGGTTCATTTCCCAGACTCCATTATAGCATCCGGGTTGTCGTCCGGCGGCAGCCATTTGTGCGGCCGGGCGTACTTCTCTACGACCTTTCCAAGCAGATAGCGTTTCATCTCTGCGACGGGAATAAAGTAGGCGGATCTTCGGTTTCTTCCGGTTGTATTACCGTAAAGCCATGTTCTGCGGAGGGCTCCAAAGCGGCCAAGCTTGATGTATTTGCGAATTGTTCGCTCGGATACTCCAAGGAGCGCGGCTGCCTCTCGGGTGTTGAGGAAGCCTTTGTGCGGCAGGTCGTCTGCGGTGTTATACGCAGGACTCACTTAAAGCACTCTGCGTCCTTGCGAAACGCTCTGAGATACTCTATGGCACGCTGAAGCAACTCCTCGTTATCCTTAAAGTGCCCTAAACCTAGATTACAGTTCCAACAAAGGTATCCACGAATCTGATCGGTTTCATGGTCATGATCTAACGCAAGGTGTCGTTTATCAGGAGGCGGCTTGCGACAAATAAAGCAGAGCCCGCCTTGGGCTTCTAGCTTCTCCCTGAGATAATCAATGGACTCTCCAACCTTCTGAGCGACGGCCCTTAAGTATGATTCGCGCTTCGCATTCTTTCGTTGCTGCTCCTCAGAACGCTCAAGATCCTCACAAGCCGGGCAGACGCAGCTGCCTTTCCAGATCCCAGCAAAAAAGCTCTTGCAGCGAAAACACATCTTTCGCATCGGTAAGAGCATAACAGAAGTATAACATGATTACCAATCCGCCGCAATCCATGGTTAGTGATAGTAACTACCCGTCGAAGATCGCCAAGAACGGACCACCTTCGAGCACCAACCTCTCGTACTAATCATGGATCGTAGGCTAGGTTGCGGCAGGACTCAAACTCTGCTACAATAGCCTTAGCCTCATCTGAGAG